GCGGCGGCCGCCTTCGGACGCTCCGCGTCGATCACGGCGGGATCGGCCGACAGCCAGACGAGCCAGGAGATCAGCCAGCGCCACATATCACCAGCCTCCGCGGTGCTCGAGCTGCCGGAACCCGTCAGCCCCGACACGGGTCCTGACGAGCTGCGGATCCGGCTCCTCGGCCGGCGGGCCCTCGGCGACGATCGCGATCCAGAGGAGGTTTTTCGCGGCCTTCATGACCCAGCGGAGGACCGGCCGGTCGGGCGGGCCCGCGGGGCCAGGCGACGACGAGAGCCACCAGCCGACCGCGAGGCAGGCGACCAGGGCCAGGACGAGGGACCGCTTCGAGAGTGTGATCATCGGGCCGCTTCGGGTTGGAGGATGTCCGCCGAGACCGTATCGGGCGGAGCCGGGGAGAGCCAGTTACCGTGGTGGAGGTCACGCCAGCCGAACCCGTCGACGGAGCCGACGGCGAAGGAGTCCTCGCCGCGGAGCATCCGCTCGGCGACCGACCGCTCGACCCAGAAGGACCCGTCGGGCTGGTCCGCGGGCCACTTCGGCCCAGAGATCCAGCCAGGCCCCCAGGAGTTTTGGGCCAACAGCGCGTCCGACGGCGAGCCGTTCGCCTGCCAGCGAACCGAAATAAAACAGAGGCAATGGGCCCACTGGCCCGAGGGCTTCGCGTAGCCGTTCGCGTCTCGCGTGCTCGTGAAGCCCTGCATCGAGCAGACGGGGACCGCAAAGCCCGCGGAGATCGCGGCGGCCGCTTCGTCGAACGAGCGGACGAGGGCCACATGCCGGGCCGGGTGCTTCTTCGCCGTCGCGTCTAGTCGTCCCTTGTCGCCCTGGCCGCCGTTGCCCCAGTTGCCCCAGGCCTTCGCCTTGTCTTTGTCGTAGACGCGGAGATCGTGGCCGCCGACCTCCTCGCGGTAGATCACGCCCCAGTCGCGGACCCAGCGGGCGGCCGCTCCGCCGAAGGAGCCATCCGACCAGCCGCCCCCGCCTTCGGGTTTGTTGCGGGCCTCGACCCGGCTCCCGCCGTAGAGGCTCTCGGTCGCCGGCATCAGCGGCGGCTCGGCCAGGCGGCCCGTCTCCCAGTCGATCGCCTGCGAGACGTAGACCCCGTGAGCCCAGCCCCAGGAAACACAATCGCCGATTCCCTGACGGCCGACGATCCACGGCTTCCCGTAGCGGGCCCGGTGGGCCTTGTCGGCGGCCCGGTAGAGGAACGTGTCGACCTTCTCCGCCGCGACGGCCCGGAGGCAGTCGGCCCCGGCCTCGCGGAAGTACGGCTGGGCCAGCTCGGCCAGGAACTCCCGAGTCCCCTCGGGGTCGGGCCGATAGCCGAAGTCCTCTGGGCCGGCGACCGGCCGGCCCGCGTTCCAGGCGAGGAGCCCGGCGAGCGTCAGGAGGAACAGGCAGACGAACAGCCGGGCTGCCGCCCGGCCGGCTTCATCGCGTGACATTGGCGGCCGCCTCCGAGATCTCGCGGAGGGCCTTCACCCAGGCGGCCCGCTGGTCGTCGTCGATCGGCCCGCCGGAGACCCCGACGGACTTCTCGAGGTGCGAGGCGATCGCGTCACGGGCCTCCGGCTGGCGAGCCCCGATCGAAACTCCCCGGCAGCGGAACTCCCTGGCCCGGTGCCGCAGCTCGTCGACCGCGACCCCGTTCGTCAGGTAGGGCGACTCTTGGCCGCCGTCCCAGGCGATCTCCTCGGCGAGCTCGCCGCACAGGGCGGCGATCGTCGCCGCGTCCTCCGCGGCGGTCGGCCCCTTGAACAGCCCGCGGAGGTCGAGCGGTCCCGCGGGCGGCTCCGGTGCCGGGGCCGGGCCGGGCACGACCTGGCTCGTCAGATTGAACGAGACGACGGCCGCGACGATCAGGGCGGCGGCCGCCGCCTGACGCCAGGAGATCTCGGGCAGCGACAGCGAGGCGGCGAAAGTGCGGGCCTTCTCGAGGAGATCCTTCCCGCCGAGCACCAGGGCGGCGGCGACGATCAGGGCGGCGGTCAGCATCACGAGGCCCTCACGAGCGGCAGGATCTGTTCGACGGCCCCGGCCGCGAGAGCCAGGACCAGCGAGCGGACGGCCGGCCGGGCGGCGATCCAGATCGGCCAGAGGACGGTCGGGACGGCCCGGTCGGCGACCGCGTCGAAGAGGGCCGCGGCGGCCTCGAGGACGAGGGTCTTCTTCTCCGCCCCCGGCAGGTCGAGCAGATCGGCGAGCCTCACGGCCAGGCGGAGGAGCCCGACGAGCAGCTCCCCAAACTCGGCCCAGGTCAGACCGTCGGCCGCCGCGGCCTTCGCCGTGACGACGTAGGCCCGGACAGCCAGCGAGAGATCGACGAACCGCTCCGAGGCGGCGAGGGGGGCGGACGCGATCACTTGCGCTTCCTTTCGCTTCGCCAGACGGACGAGGCCGGGACGGCCCGGCGGCCCCGGCCGCGGCATGACTTGCAGGCGAGATACTGGAGCTGGAGGTCGCCAGCCCGGCGGCTGGTCTCGACTCGCATCCTGGCCCCGCAGCGGGGGCAGCTAGCGGGGTCCGACATAGGCGGAGATCCTCGCGACGGCGGCGGCCCCGGCGGCTTTCGCCCCGGCGAGCGTCGAGACCTTGAACGATTTCCGGGCCTCGGGCTGGACCGGGATCCCTTCGGGAGAATCGTCGACCCAGACGTCGACCTCGAGGCCGGCGGCGGCGGCCGCCGCCCGCTTCTGGACGTTGGGCCCGCAGAGGATCAGGCCCGCCAGGTCCGCGTCCCCGAAGGCGAGCCGCATATCGTCGCGATTCTGCTCGGTGTCCTGGCGGCGGGAGATGCACACGACCCGATTCCCGCGGGCCGTCGCGTCGGCGATGAACGACCGCCACAGGCCGGGGGCCGCGGTGTAGGTGTTGTCGAAGTCGAGCGAGATCAGGAGGCCGCGATCATCGGCCCGGTGGTGGACGACCCCGCGGGCCTCCTTCCACTGGGCCAGGCTCCGGAGCCCTACCGTCGAGTTTGGATAGGCCGGGTGCGTCACGGGCGAGACGTCGAAGAGAGCCGCCTCCGTGATCGTCCGCGTGACGTTGCCGGCGGGATCCTCGTCCCAGCTCTCGCCGGCAGCGTCCGCCAGCGAGAACGCGAACGAGCTGCCGAGGACGTAGCGCTGCTCGATCAGCGGGACGACCTCGTTCGTCGTCGGCGTGCCGACCGGCGGAGTCGCCCGGTAGACGAGGCCCTTCTCGGTCTCTTCGATCTGAAGCGTCCCGTTGAGCGTCCGCCCGAGGATCGCGGAGTCGGAATGATTGAACTTCGCGACGACGTCGGCCCGGCCGCGGGGATCGTTCGGAGCCCGGTCGATCCACTTCCGGAAGGCCCCCGGCATGAAACGCTCCTTGAATCCGCCGAGGTCGACGCTCCAGCGGTTCCAGGGCGGAGCCAGTCCGACAATCTGGGGCCGGCCGTCGTCCCGCTTCTCAATGCGGATCGTGTCGTCCCCGATGTCGGCGGTGGCGAGATAGCGGCGCTCGGTGTTCGATTGCATTTCTTCTGCCCTTTTGCGGCCGACAGGCTACGACTTCGGAATCTTCGTTTTTGCGACACTAGGGTCAGAGTGGTTTCCGTAGACGACCGACTTGACCTGATCTAGGCCGACCGTTTTGTTGTTCCCCGAGGAATCGCCGACGACGACCTTTGAGGTTTTTGTGGCAGGCGAATAGACCGGGTCCCCCATCTCGTACCCGAGCTGTTTGAGGGCCGATTTGGCCTGGTCGACTGTTAGGCTCTTCGGGTTCTTGGGGAGCTTGACGTCGTGCGTTCCTTTCGGCTGGTCGAGGCCAGCGCCGAATCCGCCCGAGCCGCACTGGTTGCCAGGCTTGAAGCCGCCGTCGCCTGTCCCGCAATTGCGATCAAGATCTGACCGCTCGATCCTGTCGTCTGCCGGGCCACCGAGGCTGGCATCCGTTGCGATCGGCTCGGCCGATAGTTCGGCCGTCCGCTTGCCGACGAGGAGCTCGGTCGGGCTCCCGTCGAGGTAGATCCGGACCAGGGCCGCCGGCTCGGCTTCGGTTGCTTCGATCGCGTAGGGGCTCCCAGCGACCCCAAGGAGACCCGTGATCATCAGATGCTCGATCACCCCCTCCCCGTCGGCCCAGTAGACGAGCTGGCCTTCCCGGAAGCCGCCGGCCTCCGGGACTCCTTCGCCCTGGCCGCCGGGCTGGGTGCCGGCCGGGGCGGTCTGCTCCGTCGCCGCGGACGTCGCCGCGTTGGCGAGCGTTGAAAATCCGAGTTGCATGAAGGTCTGGTCGGCGGCCGGCTCGTCGAGCAGCTCGAAGTCCTCGAGGTCGCGGACCTCGTTCGGCTTGATCGCCCCCATCTGGAAGAGGGCCTGATAGAGCTGGACGCGGGCGGCGGTGTCGCCGCGGAGGAGCCCGCGGTTGTCGAGCTTGAAAGCGACCTCGTCGCCCCGCTCCTGGTACGGCCAGAGGATCGTCCGGTCGACCGCCCCCTCGATCCGCCGCTGCCAGGGCAGGAGGCAGAAGACCTGGGCCGTCAGGAACTCCTGCTCGACGTTGCTCCACCTTGCCATCTTGGAGTCGCCGATCAGCGTCGAGGGAACGCCCCAGGCACGGGCGACGTCGGCGACGATCGCGTCCCTCAGCTCCATGAACTGGGCCGCCTCGTTGCTGTTCGAGTCGATCGTCTTGACCTGCATCTTCTTCGGCAGGATCGCGGCCGAGCCGCGGTTCCGCGTCCCGCCGTAGATCTCTCGCATCTGCCGGCGGAGGCTCTCGACGGCCTCGTCGGGGATCCGCTCGGCGGTCTCGAAGACCAGGTCGGGCCGGGCGGAGTTGTCCCAGAAGGCGGCGGCCGCGGTGTCGAGCTTGCGGGCCAGGGCGACCGACGTCGAGCACAGCTCCGAGGGCGGCAGTCCGACGAGCCCATTGTCCGACAGCCAGCGAACGTGGAGGACCTGCTCCTGCGGGTAGGGCTTCCAGGAGCCGTCGGCCTCGAGGTGGTGGTATCGGACCGCGTAGTCGGAGAGCCTCTCGACGCGGGTCCGCGTCGGGTGCCAGGGCCGGAGCTCACTGGCGAAGCCCCGCTCGCCGGGGATGATCCTCGCGTAGCCGTTGCCGTGGAGGGCGGCGTGATAGGTCAACAGCTCGTAGAACTCGTAGACGCTCTGCCAGCCGTTCGGCCGGCGGGTAAGGGCGAAGGCCGCCGGGATGTCGTTGGCCTTCGCCTTCCGGCCGGAGGGCAGCGTCCGGACGACATGGGCCGGCATCGAGGCGACCGACTGGGCCAGGAACCGGACGACCGCCAGGATCGCCGTGACCCGGATCGCGGTCTCCGGGTTGATCCCGTCGGTGAAGACCGGCAGGCCGCTGCCGCCGATGTCGAGCCAGGAAGCCCGGAGGGCCGGCCCCGCCTTGGCGGTAGCCTTCCGCGGCCTCCTGGCGGGGGTCCGCTTTGCGGGCGCAGTTGTGGCGGCGGTCTTCTTCGCTGGCATCACGGGGGCCCGATAGATCCGGTCAGTCTCCCCGGCCCTGCCCGAGCCGCTGAAGTCAGAGGCGGACGATCCGCCACTCGTCCGCGGCCGGCTGGGCCATCTCCTCGTCGTCGCTCATCGCGATCGCCAGGGCGTTGACCAGGGCCGCGATCCCGTCGATCTTCTCGGCGCTCTTCGATTTATCGGGCTTCACGAGGCCCGTCGCGTCCTCGTAGAGGCAGACGTTGTTCGCGTTCCAGCTCAGGACCGGCGAGCGGTAGCGGATCTTTTTCTCCGCGACCAGCGACTCGAGGAGCCGGCAGGGTGCATTGAGGGTGCCGGTCTTCTGGCTGATCCCCTTCACCGCCAGGCCCTCGCGCTCGAGCAGGGTCGCGACCAGCCCGGCTTGCCAGGGGTCGATCCCGACCGCGAGGATCCGGTGATCCTCGCCGAAGGCCAGGACGTCGCGGGCGAGGTGCTCGTGATCGAGCCGGGCCCCCTCGGTCGGGATCACCCAGCCCTCGCGGATCCAGGTCGAGTACGGGATCCGGTCCCGCTTCTCCCGCTCCGCGGTCGTCTGCTCGGGGACCCAGTATTTCATCTCGACGTCATACGAGCCGTCGGCGGCCTTGAACACGAAGGCGGCCGCCGTCATGTCGAGGCTACTCGCGAGGTCGATCCCGACGGCACAGGGTCGGCCCTCGAGGGGCTCGGGCGGAGCGAGCCGGCACTCGGCGAAGTTGTCGCCGTGAAACCAGCGGTTGTCGGCTTCCTGCCAGACGTTGAGCGAGTAGCGGAGCCAGCGGGAGAACTTCCGCGGATCCGTGATCGCGTCTTGATAGTCGGCCGCGAACTCGTCCTCGGGAAACGCGACCCCGAGGGACGGATTCGCTTTCCGCCAGACCGCGGGATCGGAGAAGTCGTCCTCCGGGTCGGCCGCGTAGATCAGGCCGTAGAAGGTGGGATTCGCGGCCGGGTCATTCTGGACGAGCTCGCAGTCCTTCCACCACTGGTAGCCGATCCCGTTCCGCGAGTCGCCGGCCGTCGAGATCGAGATGACGATCCCGTTCGTCGTTCCGCGGGTCGCGTACATCAGGGCGTGGACCAGGTCGGGAGTCTTGAACGAGTGGATCTCGTCCATGATGACCGAGCCGTTCAGGCCTTCGTTGCGCCAGGCGTCGGACGACAGGCAGCGGATCTCGTTCCCTTGCTCGCGGTTTCGGATCACGCTCCGCGAGTCGACGACCTCGAGGATCTTCGAGAGCTGCGGCGAGGCCTCGACCGATTGCTTGACCATGCGGAACATCGTCCGGGCCTGGAGGCGATCGTTCGCCGCGAGGAAGACGTCGGCGAGGGGGAAGTGGCTCGTCACCAGGTACTGGGCAAGCTGGCTCATCAGCGAGCTTTTCCGGTTCTTCTTCGGGACGAAGATCCCGGCCCTTCTGTAGCGGAGCCGGCCGTCCGGATGTCGCCAGCCGAAGAGCGGATGGATCACCTTCTCCCGCTGCCAGTCGACGAGCTTGATCCGCTGGGCCGAGCCGCCCGACTCGTCCGGATGTCGGCAGAGCGTCTCGATGAACTTCGCGGGCCGCTCGGCGGCCTCGAGGTCGAACACGAAGCCCTTCACATACTCCGGCCGATCTTGGCCGGCCGGCTTAGGCTTGGCCGCTCGTGAACGCTCGGAGGACGGCCGCCTCTTCGTCGCCTTCTTTTTCGCCATCGTCTGGATCCTGGGGGAGTCGGGCCGAGGCGGCCGCGGTCATGCCGAACTCGCGGGCCAGACTGACGAAGTCCCGCCGCGAGTCGCGGAGGAGCCGGGCCACGGGGGAGGCGGCCTGGCCCTTGTCGGTCGCGGTGATCCAGCCTTCGGCCGCGACCTGGGCGGCGAGCTGCCGGCAGTCGATCGCGAGCTGGCACAGGATCGCGAAAGTCTCGGCCTGGTCCTGGCGGAGCCGGCCGCCAGCGGCGACCGCGGGGGCGTGCTCCTGCCAAAAGGCGGCGGCCTCACCGGCCAGCCAGGCCGGCGGCGAGACGTCGCCAGTCGCGGCCGGGGCTTCGCGGTATCGCGTGTTTCGACCGGCCTTCGAGCGGCCGCTCTGCGGATCGGGGATCGGGCCGCGTCGTCCCATCACTGCTACTCCCAGTCAGTCAAAACCCGGCAGAAATACGC